CGTGTCCACGACCGTGTTGATATTGGCGTTCTGAAGACGATCCGCCTGCTCATCAGGAGCCGGAGGAAGCATCATGAACGACCTCGCCTCGTTGGAGCTGATCACCTCTGCCGTAAGAAGTGTGTTCAGGAAGGGAATCAGGTTCGACGGTGACGCCGTGGCAAGCGGATCGCGAAGATAGAGTACTCGCTGTCCTCGACTGCGTGCTGTCTTGGTCAGGAACGTGCGAGTCATCGAGTCCGTGATCGCCTTCAGGATCGGTCGAACTGTCCGGTTCCAGTACTGAGTGTACACCTCTTCCGTCGCAGTACCATCGAACACGGCCTCCGTGAGACCGAGGCGAGAGTAGAGCTGCGTCGTGAGGAACTTGATCTGCTCCAGGAGATTGTTCTCGGCCGGACGATTCAGCTGCGTGACTCGCTCCGTGCCGTCGATGTAGGCAATGCCGTACCGACTGTCAGTCAGCTGGGTCTCGATGTCCCTACGCCTGCGTTCGGCCCGCTTCTGCATAGCCTCCGACTTGATGGTGTAGGGGAGCTGAATGATGATGTCCAGCTTGCCCGAGTACGTCTTCTCATCAATCAGGTCCAGCATCGACAGCTTGCGACTCAGACGGGAGAGCGTGGAGTTCTCCTTGTTCATCACCTCGTAGAGAGGGTTCTGAACAACAGCCACAGAGCTCTTGGGAAGAAGAAGCTCCTGCTTCTCTCCGCGCTTGTCGTTGTAAAGGCGAACCTTCACGTGCCGAGGATACCACTCCATGACCTCCCCCGCACGGAGCGACCGAATGTCATAACTGTCGCTGTACCGAGGATCCAGCGAGGCGTCAACGGGGACGATCGCCACAGAACCGGTCTCGAACATCCTGAGGACGCAGTCCTGAATGAACGAGGAACCGATCTGGTCGACATTGGGATCAAGAGTGAGGCACTCGTTCAGTCCTGAGCGAACCTCCTCCTCGAACCGTCCATTCTGCCCGACTCGAACGTGCCGGATTGGTGTCATGGCGACATCGAGGGAGATGATGTTGTACACGGTGGAGACGATTGATCGATCCGATGACATGATCGTCATACTTCGTGACGGGTCATAGGATCGACTTGCGCCTACGCTCCATCCGGCAGACGGTACCCTTCCTGAGAAGGCGTTATAGGCATGGATCAGTCGGTCCTTCAGGCTCTCTGCCACATACCCTCCTTCCTACTCGAAAGAGTCCTTGTTCAGCTTGTACGCGACCCAGGCATCCATCAGCGCGGAGACGGAGTCGATCTTGTTCTCCTGACGGAGCTTGAGAAGCTTCCGGTTTCCATTCGTGTCCTCCATGGTGATCGCGTTTCCCATGGTGAACGTCATCATGGACTGATCGAAGATGAGCCTGCGGTCCTCGGTCATCGCCTTTATCTCACCGAGCGGAACAGACTCGGTCCGAGCTCCCTGAATCACCTTCTCCAGCCCGTACGGACCGTTCTCGGTCTCCCAGCGGTTTATGAACTCCTTGGCGTTGTATGGATCGAACCCCACTGCCAGGACATCATACTGGTTCTCGAGAATATGGTTCTCAAGATCCTCGTAGACGACCATGAGATCGAGAACGCTCCCATCGAGGACCTGAAGCGTCGACTCCTGCAGAAACTCCTCGTACTTCTGACGAGTGGCACCCGGAAGTCGAAGCATTGTCCGCTCGGAGATGTAGCAACGAGTCTTGACCCCGTACCTCTGCCCGCCCAGGGGGAATAGGAACGTGAATGCGCAGAAGTCATCCCCCTGAGAGAGGTCGACGCCCATTGCACAAGGCATCTTCCAGAACTCCTGCTTCCTGTGAGGGAGTGTCTCCTCGTAGGTGAAGAAGTAGGTATACCCCTCAAGCGGAATGCCGAAGCGCTTGGCGAGGATGTCATTACGAGCATGAGGAACATTCTCCGCCCGCTCGACGTCTCGCTGGTAGGTGTCATAGGACACCGTGATCCCGATATTGGGCTGCGCCTTCGGCCACATGTTCGGGTCGGCAACCTCCTTGACGTCATCGAGACGGTAGTAGAAGATGCTCGTGTGCGGATCGTCGTACTCTCCGCGGAGAATCTTCAGAAGCTCCATCTTGATGTTGTCCCCAGCCATGTTCCTGACCGTTCCCTCGGAGGAGACGGCGAGGACCAGGTAGTCGTCAACCTTGGACGCTCCCTGCTCGAGAGCACCGACGACGTCCTCCCGAATATCGCCCGACAGCCACTCATCAATCGTGTTGACCTTCGTTCGAAGGGACTGCAACTTGTGAATGGTCATCGGACGGATCTCTAGAAGAGAGTTCGTGAGAAAGTTCTCGATCCCCTTCTTGGTCGCGGCGACCTTGGGTCGACTGGCTCGGTTCGTCGCAGAGGTGTTGTTGAGCGATCCGCGCGTGAGGAAGTCCAGAAGCGGTCCGGGGTGCTTCGTCAGCGCGGTCTCGAAGGGAGACATGACCTCCTCGGCCAGCTTCATCGTAGGAGCAGTGGTGACCTGGTGCGTGGTCGTCGTGTCGATGAGCAGGAAGTAGGCCTGGAAGAGCGTCATGTACAGGCTCTTCGCCGCTCCGCGCCCAACGATGAGATACTGCTTGTTGATGAGCCTGCGCCGAAGTCGTTTGCGCTCGAAATGACCCCCGTGACCGTCCTCGTTCGGTACGTAGACCGACTTCTCGACGTAGTACCACCAGCCGAACACCTCTTCCGCCCAAAGCTTGAAGGTGTCCAGCAGATGAAGCTCTCCGCCGTCCGTCAGAGTCATCTCCGTCTCGCAGAAGCGCACGAAGCCATTGACCGGGGCGTCGTCGTAGTAGTACCGAGGATCTGCTATACGACGATCGATCCGGTTCATCTCCATCTCGATCTCCCGGCACACCGGAATTTCGCCGTGGAGCACCTTGGAACGGAACTCCCCGTAATATCGAGGTGTAGCAGTGTTACTCAGCACTGAAACGGGCCTTACTCAGGTCCGAGACATCGAAGTGCGAGAGGAACTCGGTCATGTCATCGGCGTTCCGGATCATGAAGCCCTCTGGAACTCGAGGCATCCTGGTCGGATTGCCGTTCTGGTAGGTTGTGCGTCGACGACGCGTACCGGGACGACCCTGCGAGAACTTCGGAGTCCTCGAGCTGCTCCTGGCAGAACGTGCCGCGTCTCGGACCTTTCGAGCCGTCTCGGCTGTCGACTCCGCGGCCTTCTTCGCAGCAGCCTTCGCCCCCTCACTGACGAGCGGCTCCTTCTTGGGGACCGGCTTCGGCATCTTCGGCGGCTTTGGGAGAGACGCGGAAATCTTGCCGTTCATAAGCGCCGAGACCTGCTTGTCGACCACGAGCTGCGCCTGCTTCTTCACCGTGTTGGCAAGGATGTCGCCGATCGCCTTCTTCATGGCCTTGCGTCGACGCTCAGACTTTGTCATGGTGAGGTCCCGGTACTTCTTCTCCATCTCCAGGCGGTTGATCCGAGCCTTGAGGTCCTTGTTCGAGAGATGGTCGAACCGACGAGACCTGTGCCACTCGGACGTGGTTGGCTCATCCTTCGACAGGAACGACTGGGACTTGGATGACTCTCCTCCCGAGGCGGATCGGTTCTTCCGAACCCCCCACTTCATTCCCTTGATCCCGAAATGGGCCAGCTCTTCGCTAAACGTCATGAATCGTCTCCTTCTGCATCACGATTCGCCAGTTGTACTCCTCGATCTGCTTCTCGATAGCCGTCGTGACGAAGGAGTTCTGCGGAGGATCGAATATCAGGCGAACCCTGAGGAAGATGAGACTCTTCACCGCCTCGAAGGAGAACTCCGAGGCTCCGAGATAGTCAGACCAGGTCTCTTTCCCTGTATAGAGGTAGAACGGGGGCAGGCCGAGCTGCTCCACCATCATTATCGCAGAGTTGATATGAAGAATCAGCTCCTGGTCGAAGGGGGTGTAGTCAGGGGCGATTCCGAGCGCCTGCTTTGTGTCCTCCAGTATAGATTTCACAGTCATCTCCAAGGAATTGTGTCATTAGGACGACGTTCTCGAACGAGAGGAACAATCAGGCTCGGGTCACCGTAGTGAATCGCGTTGTGCGTCGTGTGCGACACGGTTATGAGGAACTCCGGATCACAGAGGGTCTCATTTCCGGTAAGGATGTCCTCCCGAGACATCGGATTCATGTGGTGCACGAGAATCTTGTCGAATATCTCCCGATCGAGCATCCCGAGATCGCAGGCCTGGTCCCTCAAGATCACCTTTTCCCTGGCCCGTCGCCATTCCGCAGAGTGATAGAACTGCTGGTTCAGGTACCGGTCATATCCGAAGGTCTCGACGCCGACAGACGCGCCTATGCGAAGGTAGTCGTAACGGTCCTCGAAGGTGTCGAGTCTGGACAGCTCAGAATATGTCCTGAGAGGACCCGTCATCGTCTCCCCCAATAGCATAGGACCGGAATGCTGTCAGAACCTCCTGGTACATCTCCTCTCCCCGTGCTGTGGCAGCGAGAGCCTCGGCCTTCGCCTTGAGCATCTCGTTCTCTGCCTGCAGCTTCTCCTGCTCAAGCCTCTCTCGGCTTGTTCCCAGCTTCAGATAGTGAACTATGACGCTCGGAGGGGCCGTACCGTCCTCCAGCATCTCCTCGGCCCGCCTCACAGCGAGGGTGACGAGGCGGTTCTCCTGCTGCTCGGGCGACATCATAGGTCGTTCGGAGCGTTTTCGAGGCTTTTTCGCCATTGATCCCGCTCCTTTCGAGAGTTTGCATGCACTTCTAACCGGATTCCGAGCCCTTCGAGCGCCAGTATTCCCCTATAACGGCAACCCGAAAGGAACAGAAAGGAAAGAGCGGCCGCTACCTGCCGCTCGAAGGGCTTGGGATCCGGTTAGAGCGCACCCCCCGCGGGAAAAAATATGAG